ATGCCATCTGTCCAGGAACTTCAAACCGCAATTTCCAATATGTCTATATGGCGTAAAGGTGATCAACGTGCGCCTCATAAGCCATTGCTGCTGCTTTATGTCCTATCGGCCTATCAGCAAGGACACCCACGCCTGTTCCACTATGGCGATGAAATCCGTCCGCAGCTCTTGGCACTTTTGAACAGCTTTGGGCCGCAGCGACGTGCTCATTACCCCGAAATGCCATTCTGGCGACTAAAGGGAGATGGTTTTTGGCAGTTGCAGAACGACGAGCATTGTTCACCGCAGAAAGGAAGTAAAGAGCCGCCAAATCGTGAGCTGATTCAACACGATGTCATGGGGGGATTTGATGAAGCCAGCTATCAGCTATTATGCAAACAGCCGCAACTTATCGATAAACTGGCTCAACAAATTTTAAGTGAGCACTTTCCTGAAAGCGTCCAGGAAGTGATTGCCAACCGCTTGGAGCTGTCGCTAGGTGATGTACGCAAGTCTCGCGATCCTCATTTCCGTCAAACAGTACTACGTGCGTATCAATACCGCTGTGCGGTCTGCGGTTATGATTTACGACACGATACAACACCTGTCGGCCTCGAAGCGGCACACATCAAATGGAAGCAATACGGTGGCCCTTGCACCGTGACCAACGGACTTGCCTTATGCTCGGTACATCATTCTGCGTTTGATATTGGCGTTATCGGTATTGATGACAGTATGAAGTTGATGGTTTCTGAAGGCGTGAATGGCAGCAAGATCGTCGAAAGGCTGTTCTGGGATTTTGAGGGAAAGCCGCTGTTTCTGCCTAAAAAGCGGGAGTATTACCCGCTTGAGCAGTTTGTTGAATGGCATCGGGGACAGGTTTTTAAAGGTATTTAAGCCCATTTCCTGATTGGTAACTCTGCCACCAATCAAAGAAAACCGTTGTCTTTCAAGTACACGCGACAGCTTTAACGCGCATTGGATGAAGGCAAAGAAAAAAGCAGAAGAGCTGCATCCGAATTTAAGTTTCGACTTCACGTTTCATGATTTGAAGGCGAAAGGCATTTCTGATCTGGAAGGCAGTTTGTACGAAAAACAAACCATATCCGGCCATAAAAATGTTGCTCAGACCGCAAGATACGACAGGAAAATAGCAGTCGTTCCAGTTGTTGGTGGTCAGAATATGGCGAAGTGATATGGCGAAAATATGGTGACGGAGTTATTTAGATACAAAAAACCGCCTTTCGGCGGTCTACGACATTGCATATAAGTGCTTGTTTTAATTATTTTTAAATCAATGGTGCCCGGGGCGGGACTTGAACCCGCACAGCGCGAACGCCGAGGGATTTTAAAAAGTTACACCACATTAAATAAAACAATAGGTTAAATGATATCAACGAGTTGCAATTACGGAATTGTACGGAATATTGCGCTACGCTCATTTTTGCTGCCACCAAATTTGACAATGGCAGCGATCTGATTACTTATCTATTTCTAATGAATCGAATGGATTTAGGGTAACAGCAGCATCCAGATGATCAGGCGCAAAATGGGCATAACGCATCGTCATCGTGATAGTGCTGTGGCCTAAAATCTGTTGCAGTACCAGAATGTTTCCGCCGTTCATCATGAAGTGTGATGCGAATGAGTGACGTAAAACGTGGGTAAGCTGCCCGCCCGGTAGTTCAATGCCTGCACGTTTAATTGCGTACTTGAAAGACTCATAAGCTGGGGTGAAAAGCGACCCGCGTTTTTTAGGCAGCAGGCTGCGCATCTTTTCCGAAATGGGCACCGTTCTGTTCTTGTTGCCTTTCGTCCTGGTGAAAGTTACGCGGTTTGGCAGGATTTGAGATTGTCTTAAATCTTGCGCCTCCCCCCACCGCGCTCCTGTCGCCAGACACAGACGAACGATGATACCCAAATCTTTATTATCTGACTCATCACACGCAGCCAGCAGGCGCTTTATTTCATCGGGATAGAGAAATGCCAGTTCCTGATCGCCCTCTTTGAACTGACGTATGCCATCTAGCGGATTTTCTTTATCCCACTCCCCCATCCTTTTCAGCTCGGAGAAGACAGCGCGCAGGTAGGAGTATTCACGGTTGACCGTCGCTTCTTTCAGAACAGCTTTCCCCTTAGGATTCCACTCACCTTTAAGACGTCGTTCTCGGTACACTGCAAACATATTTTTATCAACGTCGATAGCAAACGGATCACCCAAGCGTTCACAAATGGCGAGTAATTTCGTGTAGCGGGAATCACCGGACGATAGCGTTTTGCCGTGCATGTCATACCAGCGCTGAACCAAATCTTTCAGAGTGATATTACTGGTTGTGGTATCGATGCCTTTTTTATCAGCCATAAGGCGGCGCTCATAGGAAAGCGCCTCACCACGGGTGGCAAACTGTTTGCGGATACGTTTACCATCACGGCCGTAAGGGAAACACTGGCAAAGCCATTTTCCGGATGGTAGTTTACTGATAGCCATTAATTACCCCTTAGGACTTACGATACACAAACAAAAATAAATTGTTCCCCCATCTTTGTTAGTCGTATTAATCCTTCTGAAAGAAAAAACCTTTCCCCTTGTTTTAGTTCATATTGATTTTTCAAATTAACTATATGATCTATCGACTTTAATTGCTTATATTGACTTTCATTATCAGTAGCATACGTATCATAAGGAATTTCAGCCAACCCAAGACGACAAATATTTACTAAATACGAGGGAGATAGATATGGACATTCTAACTCATCCGAAAAATAAAACTCTGATATATTACCAGCATGAATTGCTTCCCCTCCACCATACTTTTTATCTCTACAAACAAGTAAATCAATTAGAATAAATTGAGATTCCACCTTGAACTTGGAAATTATTTTAGCTTCATCAGAAGTTAATTGTTTAATTATTTCAACAAAGCCAGGGTGAGCTTCATTTGATTTGTTTTTATCCATAGCTGAGGCCAGCAATCCAGCAAACAAGTCACTTAAAGATTCATCATATGCCGTATATCGTAATGCCTCAATAGCTGGTACCGCCACGTTTGGTTTAGGCGTGATGATATCTTCCGGCTTAGTATCTTTTAATTTCTCGGTCACTTTAGGGATGAATTGCTCTTGAATTTTTTCATATCCCCAAACCATAGCACTCAACGGAGCTAAAGCTACATTTATTGACTTAACAATAGTTTCCAATCCTTTACCGATTGCCTTCGCTGCTGGTTGAAAAGCATCCTGATAAATTGGCACTGACTGGGTAAGCCCAGTCACAGCATTAATAGTTTCTGCAACTTTGTTATTTCCAGAGGAGTTGCTTTTTTCTGAGTCATTTTCATTGATCATTTTTAATCTCACAAAGCAAATGAATTAACCTGCATAGCTCTGCCATTGTTCTTCACTAAGGATTTTTAACGCAGCGCCTCTGTTATCTCGATAATCGATCGCTTTCTCTATTTTTCTGCCATGAGCCTGATAACGCCAATGTTTACAACTTAAGGTGCCAATAATCAGGTAGTCCAATTTCAGAGTGATGTTATCAACGACCTTTCCGCCGGCTAACTCTATGGCTTCCTTACAAACCGCCCTTTTGCCATATAGGAAATCACCCGTTAGGCACACAACTGCACCATTGAGATTCAGGCTATCGATGTCATCTACTGGTAAACTGGTTGATAATCCATCAACAATCCCGTTATCAATATCACTACCTGTAAAAGCGATTAATGCCTGTTTTAGCTCTTCCCGTTCTTCAGGGGTAATGATGCCATCATCAAGAATTCGCTTAACCAATGCATAAAGCTCTTTGCCTGGGTAATTGACCTTAAGAGCGCCATTAGAGGTTAACCACCAGTTAAGGTATTTCACTTCTGAATCATTAAGTTGATGATTGGCTAACATTCCTTTGCATAAACCTTCCAGCAAGTGTTTATCAGCCTCTTCTGAGTACAAATCCAGCTCAGGTAAATCAGATAAATCTTTTTGCACTTTAATTAAGTCAGCTTTCAAAAATTTTAACTCATGGGGTTCAATTACCCCGTCAGCCAAAATATCAGCGATTCTATGTGAAAGCATTTTTACACAGTAATTCTTATTAATCAGTTCTGATTCTTTTAACCATACATCAAGAAAAAGCACCTCTTTATCATCAATTTTTCCATCGCTATTAATCCCTTCGATGATATTGATAAGATTAATGAGTAATTTTTCTTTATTGCGTTTGTAGTTAAAGATTTCAATATTATTTTCATCAGTCATGATTTGATCACCAATTTATTTAAATTTATATTCTTAGAGAAACTGATATCAATGCGCCAACAACATTCCCAGCACGATACCCGCCGCAAGCACTACGCCAAAAACCCGTGGCTCTGCTTTTAGGGTATTTACCGCATCTTGCCACGTCTGCACTTTTGGGGGTGATGCGTTAGGTGTAGTTCTGCCCTGCCGTTCATCCAGCCATCTCATTGCTTGCTGAAGCTGGGGGCGAGTTAAATCAATTAACCGGCTTGTACCAAAATTGATGTGACAAAATCGCGTAAGCTGTTCACGTAATTCATTCTGCTGTGTGCTTCTTAATAATTGGGATACTAATTTTTTATTAGCATCCTTTTCCCGACTACGATCATGTAACGCATTCAGGAAACTGAGCGCAGTGGAATACTGGCTGATGGTGATTTCTTCAATGCCATTCACACCTAGTTCAGCATGTAAACGCCGCCAAATAAAACGAGCTTCTTCATGTGCCGCTTCCGCAATATCTTTCACCAACTGGTTTAATTGGGAACGCTGTGCGCTAACAAGCGGGCGCAAATCTTCTTTAGCTTCTGGCGCGGCAATATTGATATTTTTTTCGTAATAATCACGTCCTGCGACCCGATTACTATCCCCTTGAGCCTCTACGGTCATCCATTACATCCTTGATGCTTCGCTACTTCTTGCCTTCGTGATAGTCCCTGCCCGCTACGCGCTGGCCGCTACCCGTTACGTTTATCGATCCTGCTGTTGCAGAACTACCCGCCGTCAATGCAGCTAAAGCAGCGGCTTTTATCGCCAGTGGCGCAGCACGATAGATTTTGATTAGCTCCAATTCATCATTGGAAATGTCACCAAGGTCAGGGGTTCTTTTTCCGGTGAGGATATACAAAGTATCCATACCGTAATTTTCACTAAGAAAAGCTAGCGTTGCACCATCAGGCGCAGTTTCGCCACGCTCGTATTTTCCCCAAGTCCTTGTTGTCGTGCCTAATTCTTCTGCAATTGCACTCTGACTTTTACCAATCGTTTCCCGCTCTTCGCGCAAACGCCCACCAATAAGGAATAAAAATTCCTCTTTCGAAGTTGACATAGGAAGTTTTCTTCACTAGATTGTGTTGAACAGGAACTTAGTGGATCACAACATACCATTATGACACAAGAAAATCATGATCAGAGATCGCGTTTACCGCGTGGTATCGCGTCAAAGAACCCTACCCCAATGCGCTTATCGGACGATGAGCGCGACAAGTTAGCGGCACTGGCAGCACAAGAAAGCCGCTCACTTTCAAGCATGGCCCGTCTGGTGTTTCTGCGAGGACTGGAATCTTTTAACGCACAAGGATAGCAGGTGGTGAAATGGCGAAGGCATTAAACATTAATATCACCGTCCCTACCCCATATGTTTCATTAAAAACATACTCAGAAATGACAGGTATTCCGCTACGCACTTGCGAAGGAATGGTTTCTGATGGACGGATAATCATTCGCCCCAAAAAAGCGCGAATGGAGAAAGTCGAGGTTAACTTAATCGCCATGCTTCGTGATGCGATAACCAATAGCGAAATTTAATCATGGAAAAAAATCGGCTGGTATTTTTAGGTATTGATCATGCATTAATTAAAGTCAGTGAACATACCAGTGTTTATCGCGGCTTTTCTATTACTCGCTGCCCAAGAACGGTAACTAACCCGATTACACGTTATCGCATCAGTCAAGGCGATCAGTCATTCGGGCTATTTGATACGTTAGGGCAAGCGACTTCTTATATTAATGGACTGCACGAAATGAAAGGTTGTATTCATGCGTGACAATCTAATATTCATTCTTTCAGAAATCATTGTTTGTTTATTCCTAGGTGTGGTTGTAACTAAACGATGGAGGGATAAAGAACTACCTTTCCACAGAGATTTAATAAACACATATATTGTTTTTTTAAAAGTAGCTGTAGTTGCAGTATCTGCGCTTTTTATTTTTTACTTAACCAAGAAGATTTTAGAGGCGGTAATATGATTAGCACAGCGCGTTTATTAAAGGAGAAATCACCATCCCCACAGCAAGAAAAAGGTTGGTTGGAATTACCAAACGGCAAGCGTTTCCAGCCAACTCCTGCCCAGGCTTATTTTGCGCCGTGGAGCAAAAAGCCCTATATGCCAGCGCCTAAAAAACGCCGCTGGTTTGCCCGCCTGATGGGTATTGCGGCGTAACCGTCATGGCTAATACCGAAGCCGCCCGCGCCGTTCCGCTGAGCATAGCGGCCAGAACTGACGGGCTTAATCACATAGCAATGCTGAGAGGAAAACACTTCAACACAAATAGTGAAAAAGAAATGTGCCGGTTTATTGACGATCTGCGCGATGAAAGATTTTATGACGGAAACCGTAAAGATAGGAAATCAACGCATTCAGATAATATGCGCGTGCTGTCCGCGATATTTGAATTAGCAGATATTGATAAGGAACGGCATAACCTGAAATTTAATGAACTGACAACTGAAGAAAAAGCAAAGCTGATTAAAGCGATGAATAAACTTAAAGCAGTTGTGAGTTTATTCCCCAAACATTTAATTCTTTAACCGTAGTAACTCCCGTTTTTAAAGGCGTAAACCCGCCGGGCTTTCTATTACCTGAAAAAAGGAAATCACGATGAGAAATGCAGAAGTTAAAACGATGCAAGTAGCTGGTAGTGAGGCGCTTGTCGCTCTGCTGGGAAAGGCGCGCCTGGAAGAAAAAAAAGACCAGCACTGGTCATTTTCTCAACGTCTGGCAGCGCTAGCCCTCCACGCACAGCAAAAAGAGTTTTCCGCAGCAGAGGTTATCGAGCTGCTGCGCAAAGAGGCAGAACGCTTCGAGCACTCGTCACAGGAGATCATCATATGATCCGCCCGTTCATCAAATGGGCGGGGGGTAAAACCCGCGTCCTGCCCGATTTGCTGCCGCTTCTTCCGAAGGGTGATTGTTTGATAGAGCCGTTCGTTGGCAGTGCGTCGGTGTTCCTGAATACCGACTTTTCCAGTTATGTGTTGGCTGATATCAACCCCGACCTGATTAACTTATATCGATGTGCTGCTTATGATACAGAGCGATTAATAACAACGGCGCGTGATTTATTTAATAGTGGCAATAATGCAGGTGCGTATAACGCTAATCGACTGAGTTTTAACTATCAAAAATCAGACCCTAGCACAGTTACAGCCGCGCTATTTTTATATTTGAATCGGCATGGCTTTAACGGGCTGTGCCGTTATAACAATTCAGGGGATTTTAATATCCCATTCGGACAATACAAAAAAACCTATTTTCCCGAACAGGAAATCAGACAGTTTGCAGAAAAAGCCAACGACACTGAAACCATTTTTTCCGTGGCAGATTTCCGCAAGACTCTGACAATCAAAGGGATAAACAAAAGCACCGTTATCTATTGCGACCCGCCGTATCTTCCCTCCAGTGATACAGCCAATTTCACGCAATATCATACATCTGCATTTACACCAGCCCAGCACAGGGAGTTAGCTGATGTGCTGTTACGCGTTAACCGTGAAACGGGTGCATCGATTGTTATCTCAAACAGTGATACCCCAACCACACGCGAGATCTATCAACACTACCAATTCCATGAAATTGCGGTTCAGCGCTCTGTAAGTGCAAACGGAATCTCGCGCGGTGCTGCAAAAGAAGTGATCGGCGTGCTGAAAACCTGTGACGGCTGCGGGTGCGCGGGCGGCGGTTGCTGCCCTGATTGTGGCCCATGCATGGGCGATGCGACGTATCAGGAAATGGTTGCGTCCGGCGTTTTTGATGGGGAGGCGTTCTGATGGATGCGATAGACCTTTTCGCCGGTTTTGGTGGTTCCTCAGCAGGTGCCGTAATGGCTGGTGTGCGCGTCGTGTGGGCTGCGAATCACTGGCCCGTAGCTGTCGAATGCCATAAAGAAAATCATCCGACCACAATCCATGCGTGCCAAGATTTGCATCAGGCAGATTGGCAGGGGGTTCCGCGCCACGATTTGATGCTGGCATCTCCATGCTGTCAGGGGCATAGCAGGGCTAGAGGGAAATCAGCAGGAAATCCACAGCATGATGCTAGTCGTTCAACTGCGTGGGCTGTTGTTTCTGCTGCAGAATATCACCGCCCAGCCACAGTGATTGTTGAGAATGTCCGTGAGTTTCTTAATTGGTCTCTGTATCCCGCATGGGAATCAGCTATGTCCGCGCTGGGCTACTCTGTTTCTCCTCACATTGTTGATTGCGCCGATCTTTCCGTCCCGCAAAGTAGAGTAAGGCTGTTTTTGATTTGCACTCGTAGCAAATCACCGCTTCGGCTTAACCTGCGGTGTCAGGAACATGTTTCTGCATCTACCTTCATTGATTTTGATTCTGGTACATGGTCGCAAATCGTCCGACCTAATAGAGCTGTATCAACAATAGAGAGAATTGAGAACGGTCGCCGGCAATTTGGTGATCGGTTTCTCATTAGCTATTACGGAAATACTAAATCAGGTCGGAGTATCGATCGACCAATCGGCACTATCACAACTCGTGACCGGTGGGGTGTAATTGATAGTGATCGTATGCGTATGCTCACCAAGCACGAAGTAATGGCCGCAATGTCGTTTCCTGACGGCTACATTACACCTGATAGCCATCGTCTAACTGTCCATATGGCTGGAAATGCGGTTCCACCTGTCGCAATGATGAGAGTCATTAAAGCGGTGAGTGCTCAAGCATGAATCAATGGGCCTATCCGTGGAATGTACCACGTCCAGCGATCTCCGCGCATCAGGGGATCGCTGACTCTTTTCCCTCTTCTGCCGCAAATGCTACCGATCTTCATCCTGCTGTCGAGCAGCATCTTAAGCGGTTGGTATCACGCGCCGCGTTCTCCGATCTGGATTTTGATCAGGCTGTCGCGCGGCTGGACTACTTCGAGCCTAATTCAACACTGCTGACGATGCGCCGCCAGTTCGCTGAAGTTGAGCGAAATGAGCATCAAGCGGCGTTGCAAAATTGGATGGAAACGCCGGAAGGTGTTGAAGGTCGCTTGTTGGAACAGCCGTTTTTTATCCACGATACCTACAGGCAAAAAATAGAATGGCTGCGCGCGAACCGCGAAGTGCGACACGTCAGCGCCTTTTTCATGGGAACCGTGAAAAAAGCCCTGCTGCGTCTTGATGCCGTGCGCGCTAAACAAGGTGTGCGTGATGGTTTTACGTCAGAGCTTGCAAGCTACTGGCGTGCACGCTGGCAGCATCTTGCCGAGTTTACGAAACATGAAGCGATAAACGCTGGTCACGCTATCGCAGCCAGCATCGCGGAAATGTTTGAAACCGAATGCGGCAACACATTGCCTGCCGATATGGCGAATTACGATATTCAGGCGCTGTTTCGGCATCTTGGGCGTGAAATGTTGGCGCTTCGCGTGACGCCACCATGCTGGGGTGTGGTTATCGGTGATAACGAATCACGAAACCGCATTTACTCCGCCATTCTGCGTATAACAAATGCCGATTGGTGGGGGCGTAAGCTGTGGCGTTTGCGCTGCGAATGGCGAGAAAACCAGTTCCGCGCCATTGGTGTGATACACAAGAAACGAATGCCTTACGTCAGCCTTGATGCATTGAATCAATGGCAGGAGCAACGCCGCAAAAACAGCGAGTTTTTTAAGGCGCATGAACTTGTTGATGAAGACGGTAACGTCGCATCGCTGGAAAACATGGTGTACGCCAGCGTCAGCAATCCTGTTATTCGCCGTCACGAACTGATGACGCGTATGGCTGGCGTTGAAATGGTTGCCATATCACGCAACGATGAAGGTGTTTTTCTTACTATCACTTGCCCGTCGCGCTATCACGCCACCATTCAGAGTGGTCATCAAAATCCCAAATGGGATACGTCATCCCCCCGGCAGGGACAGCGCTATCTATGTAAGACATGGGCTAAAGCCATGTCGAAACTGAACCGGCGCGGCCTGCGCCCGTATGGCTTTCGTGTCGCAGAGCCGCACCACGACGCTACGCCACACTGGCACGTATTGCTATTCATGCCGCCAGAAGACCGGAAAGAAATCACTGAAATTCTGCGTGAATACTTCATCGCTGTAGACCGTGCCGAGCTGGGACGTAATACCGGCGCACGCTTTAAAGCGAAGCGTCTTGATCCCAAGAAAGGCAGCGCTACGGCATACGTCGCGAAATATATCAGTAAAAACATTGATGGTTACGCGTTGGATGGAGAATTGGACGGTGAAACCGGAAAGCCTCTGCGCGAAACCGCAAAGTTTGCGATGGCCTGGGCGTCTCAACATAACATCCGGCAGTTTCAGCCGTTCGGCCTGCCGCCGGTCACTGTCTGGCGCGAGCTGCGCAAGCTGGCGAATCAGCTTACCGCAGTACAGAAAGAAGCCGGAACCTTCAAGCGCGGCGCTTCTCAGTTAGCCGATCCGGCAATGGATGCCGTGCTAGCCTCTGCCGATGCTGGCTGCTTCGCGACTTACATCGAAAAGCAAGGCGGTGTGCTGATCCCGCGCGAGCTATACACCGTACGCATCGCGTATGAGGAAGCCGACGAGCAAAACGACTACGGCGAGACACCAGAAAAAATCTTTGGTGTTTTCTCCCCACGTTTGGGTGAGTTGTCGCGCATCTGTACTCGTCTCGTTAAGTGGAAAATCCGCAAGAAACAGGCAGCAGACGCAGGCGCTAGTGATAGCGCTGGACGTGGTTTGGCTGTTACGTCGCCTACTGGCGACGCTTGGAGTTCTGTCAATAACTCTACGGGCGACGAAAAAACAGTCAAAAACGAGCCGCTCGATAGAGAGATTGGCAGTACGTCAGAGCCAGAAATTATCGACTTTGAGTACATGACCGACGCGGAACGGCGCGGTTTGCTCAATCGACTTCGATCACAGCCGCCGGATCGGCGACATAGTGAACACTCGTCCACAACTCAGCCCTATGAAAAGACTGAAAAACAGACTGTTAGTAAACGGTCGGACGACTGGCGCGCCAGCGTTGCCGATTTCGCCCGTTCGCTTGGCTGGGATATCAGCGCCGGTGAAGTGCGGCGGCTGGAAACGGGTAATGCGATCACGATTGCGGGCTATGCCTACGTTGCTAACGGTGACGGTTGTCTGTATCGAACGCCGACGAGTCAGCAAAAAGACGAGGAATATCAGGATAGAACGGCGGCACTTCTGCAACGTATTGCAAAGATCAACAAGATAGCAATTAGAGTGTGGCGTAAATAATTGTATCTCTGCTGTAGTCAATCTCAGAATGCATAACATATTGATTAGAGTAAGGAAAGTAAGAGATGACTAATATCCAGTCATTCATGCTATCCCAATCCTTGCATGTTGACGGATTACTCTTAAAAACATCATCTATAAGACAACCATTTACGAATGACATCTTTTTCATAGGGTTGCAGGGTGGTTATATCATGGAAGCGGCATCTCACCACTTTGCCATGATGAAGTGAACTCAATGCATGTGTTTATTAATTTTATTTAAAATACAGATAATTATAATAATAGGAAGATACTTAGATTGCGTATAGGTTGTGAGATTAAGTATGAACTTGATATCAGATCTTTATTAACCTGTTTATCTATCCACCCTGATAAATAAACACTATATATTTTCGGTGTAAATATATAGAATTCGCGCGCGATTCATCGCATTAGCTCATCTAATGAGCAATCACTGCTTTTTGGGTTGAAAATAGTGCTGAAGTTAGCTCTTTTTTTGCCGATAGAAATGGAACTTATGCTGTAGATTAATTACTCAATGATGATGTTGTCATAGAACAACACATATCGATGAAGTTCAGGGAAAATCGCCGTTAGCGTACCTGATTGGTCGCATTCGGTTACTTGAGAATCATTATGTTTGCACAGCGTAAAGAGCTATATAAAAAACTTGAAGAAAAACGTGCTTCAAAAGTTATCACTTTCGTTACAGGTGATCGACCTGGCTTAGGTACTCAGATTTCTTCAGAGGTTTTTGACCTGTTTGCCAATCAGCTTGATGTGATCGGGGACACACAAAAAATCAGTTTGTTCATCTATACAAACGGTGGAGATACTTTGGCTGCGTGGAGCATTATCAACTTGCTCCGTCAGTTCTGTAAAGAATTGGAAGTCATAATTCCAGCCAAGTGCCTGAGTGCAGGTACACTTATGTCGTTGGGTGCAAACAAAATTGTTATGACAAAACAGGCAACTTTAGGACCAATTGACCCGAGCGTTAATGGACCTTTAAATCCCCAAGTAGTCATAAATGGTCAGCTTTCTCAATGGGCAGTTAGCGTTGAAGAAATTAAAGGGTACATTGCTGTAGCTAAAGAAGAATTTGAAATTTCAGATGGTGTAGGTCTGGCACAAATTCTTCATTCTCTCAGTGATAAAGTTCATCCTCTAGTGCTTGGACGCGTTTATAGAGCTAAGTCACAGATTCAGATGCTTGCGAAGAAACTACTCGCTCATCAAATTAGCGATACCAATAGTGCCGATGCAATTGTCAGCTTTTTATGCAGCGAATCAGGAAGCCACGACTACACTATTAATAGAACTGAAGCTATCAACGACCTTGGGTTAAATGTTGAAAAGCCGGATCAAGAGCTCTATGAGTTAATTAAAGCGATTTATGATGACATCAAAGCAGAACTAAAATTAGGCCAACCATTTGATGTTAATGCAATTTTAGGCGCTAACAATCAAGCAAACTACGAAGCAGTGAGATGTTTGGTTGAAGCGCCGGGTACATTTTCTTACCAATATAGAACTACAGGGCAGCTTAATCGAATTAGTTATGAAACTAATGGTGTTCAGCAATTCTCTGTTAACAATGCAATATTCAATGAAGGATGGGATAAATATGACCAATAATCGCACCGCAACCGCAAAATTTCTAATGTACAATCAATCTATTAGTACATCAGCCCCCCAAAGTATAATGCCTAATACTTCGACTACCAAGACTGGCTTTCAGCCAGTTATGGGGCAGCAAAATAGCCAAATTCAGACAAGTGTTGTGAATCGACAGTCTTGATTTATGTACTTGCGAAATCTAAAAAATGCCTGCTTTTTTGCAGGCATTTTTTTTGAAAAATCGCTGCACAACCCCGCACATCAATGCACAATTTTTTTGATGCTACTACCCCCTACCCGTGCCAGATCTGGCGCGGGTTTGTCCCTGTTGCACAACTGCATAAAAACGCGCTATTTTCGTGTGCGGGCGTGGCGGGGGAACCCTCGCGCGCTGAGGGGGATAAGAGGGGTATGCTGGTTCATATGCTGCTGCATCCTCATCACGTCGCTATTGCGCTGTCTCGATCTCGGTCAATCGCGACATCATTCTCCTGTTGCGGTGCTCAGAATGGCATTCAAGCGCTTTTATGCAGACATGAAAAAACCGGGCAACCTTACGGCTGTCCGGTCTTGTGTTTGGTAGCTGGGTGAATGGTTTTGAATGACTTTCGCGGTTACATTGCACCTTCGGCCAGAGCATAAGGCTTGAACCGAAGCACTTCTATCCCTAACCAATCGTTAAGTTCTTTCAGACTTTCCATAATTGGCATGAGTTCGTTGATGGCGAATACCTTCGCGGCTTTCTCCACGTCACCAAATCCCCCTGCATTGTTCGGCATAATCCCCATTAAATTGGGTGGGACACGGTGCGCGGCTAACATGTCGTCGCGGGTAGCGTCCTTGATGCCGGTAAACTCATCTTTGGCCGCAATCTGGCTAAATGGCAGGATTTGCAGGCCGTCTTTCTTCCCGCCTGCCGCGTAAACAAACAGGTTCTTAAATGCCCCATTGCCACGCGCATCTTTCAGCGATTTCTTCAATTGCTCGACGTCAGCATTGTTGGTGATGGGATCGGTGAGGTAGACGATCACCCCCGCATGGCTCCCGTTGATGTAGTAATTGCGCCGGAAAAGCGTGGCTTCCCCATTCAGCATTGCAGATTGGATCACCGCCATGTATTCCGGTGTGCCGTAGATTTCCTGGTGAATGCTGGGGCTTTTAACGTGAAACACGCTGCCTGGCTCGAATTCGTGATCGTTGGCGTAGTACGTCACGAACCAGTATTGATCCAGGTTCTCCCCACGTCGGGTGTACTTTGCGTGGGTATGCTTCAGCTTCAGCGGTTGGCCGAAGCGGTTCTTTCTCAGTTCCAGATAGGCGTTACCGAATACCAGCCAATCGAGTACAAAGGCGCTGGCATCCTGCCGTGATAACAGCGGGTGTGGCTCGTAGCAGGACATAATGACATTGCGTTTGAACAGTATCGGTGACTGATGATGCACGGCGACGTCAAACATTCGCGCTAGGCCGTAGGTGCTGATCGGTGGTTCATACCAACGGCCATTTCTGGCGCACTCCATGCAGTCCAACAGGTCGCGTCTGTCCATGATGGGTTGTGCGTCGCCAAACGAGAAAGACTGTAGTGACTCAATCGGCTGTTGAATCAATTCCCCCGTTACGGGTGTCTGTGCCTCTGTGCTGCGTTGGCTGGCTGTGCGCGAGTGCTGTTTCTTACGTGACATGGTTAGAACTCCTGAATAAATCCATCATTACCGCCCGACTCGCTGCCGATTGGTTCATTGTGTAACGCGTGCATGGTTGCCCAGGCAATGTCACCGTGGCTGCTGCCTTTTGTCCTGTCTGATGCATACGACGTCATGCCGCCCTGCGTCACAAATTTCCGTACTGTCATAAAGGAACGGGCCAGCTCCATCATCCCCGCGTCATACTCAAACCGCCCCGCGCGGATCAGCATTTGGGCTTTCAGTACCAGTTCACGTTTCACGCTGGGCGAGTATTGATATTTCACGGCGGCGGGGAAAAACTTAACAACAAGCTGATGCACGGCGCTACCGTTGCCAGTGCTATCAATGCCGATAAACTGCACGTTGTATTGGTGGGTCAGCTCTTTAATGACTTCGGCCTGTTTTTCAAAGGTCATGCCGCGTAACTGTCGTATCTCGATCACGCGGAACTTGCCGCCAGGAACAGCGGGCGGGGAAACGATGGACAAACCGGCACTGTCCCCCGTGCCGCTGTCACCGCTCGGATCGTAGCCTATCCATACGGGGCGGTTACCTAACGGCCGCTGCGTGTAGGGTCGCCAGTCCGGCCAGACATCATCGTTATAGCCATCAACACCGCAGTTAATCAGCGCGGTATAGTCAAAGGCGCGCTCACCGACGCTGACAAAGCGGCAGGCGTAGAGGTTTTCAAAATCGTCAGGGCTGTTTTCAGACTTAATTTCATCCAGATCAACCAGGTCAAAACCTTGCTCTAACGTGTCATGAATGGTGACGATCTGCCGCCAGATATTGTCCCCGCACAGCAGCCCTTTCTTCAGTACCTTATGGGTAACGTCGATTTCTACCCGTTCCGCTTTAGGGCGGCTTTTGTTAAAGAAATCCCCTGTCCAGAACGTGTAGGCTTCATGTTCTTCACTAGATGGCGTGGAAAAATACGTGCGGCGTAACCCTTTTTGCGTTGCCATCCCCGCCGCGACTTTACGCAGGTTAAGAAAGTTGCTAACCCAAAAGAATTCATCAAAGTACAGATTGCCGGTGTAGCTCTGTGCGGTTGCCGCTGACGTACCGAGGAAGTACAGTGTTGCGCCGTTCGACAGCACAATCGCGTCCCCGCCTTTCAGTTCCACGCCAATGCTGGACGCCAGCAGTTGAATAAACCGTTTGAACTGGTAAGCCTGCGCCCGACTGGCTGACAGAAAGATTTGGTTCGTGCCGGTTTCCAGTGCATCCAGCAGCGCTTCACGCGCAAAATACCAGCTTGCGCCAATCTGCCGGCTTTTCAGTATCGCGCGGTTACGCTGTTTGCGCTTTTTGTACCAACGCTTTTGATGCTCGTAGAGTGATTCCAGTACCAGGGCGCGCAACTCTGCGATCTGTTCGTCCGTAAAATGGTTCTTCGGCGCTTTCTTCCGCGTCTCCTTTTCCTGATCCTTTCTTTCATCGCGTGAAAAACGTGCCATCTGACGGCCTAGCAGGTCGATGGTTTTAAAGTCATGCGGCGTGAGATCGTCTTTCTCTATCAGCCGTAAATAGCGTACTTCTGTGCGCTCCTGTGCCCGCTGGATTGGCGTGCTGTCATCCCACTTATCGCGCCGTCGCCATGAATAGAGCGTGTTGTTGCTCACCCCCAGCCGCTGCGCGATTTGAGGGATGCTATAGGCCTGCCAGTAAAGGCTTTTGGCTTCTGTGCGGATATCGGGGAGTAGATTCATGCATACAGGCTATCGCGCCCGCACGCGGCAAAATATCGGCTCCCGTTGTCGTGGTTCCGCCACAATCGGCACCGATAGCGCCTGCGGTGAAGCGTGGCGATGATAGGGGTATCAGACAGACACCCTGTTATCACCGGAGCATTACCATGCCGATTTCAAAACCGTTTCTTGCTGCTGTTGAGGGCGCGACCTGCGACGGCCGCACCCTTGAACGTGCGCACATTTCGCAGATGGCGAAAAACTTCAACAAACAGGTGCGCGGTGCTCGCGTGAACCTTGAACACATTCGCGGTTACTCGCCAACCAGCGATTTTCGAGCCTATGGCGACGTGGAAGAAGTGAGCGAATTTGAGATCCAAGACGGGCCGCTCAAAGGCAAGCTGGCATTACAAATCAAGATTGATGCCACTGATGACATGGTGGCATTGAACAAAAAACGCCAGAAGATTTACCCCAGCGTTGAAATTCACCCTTCTTTTGCTGACACCGGAGAAGCCTATTTGATGGGATTAGGAATGACGGACGATCCCGCCAGTCTGGGCGTCGGCATTCTGGAGTTTAACGCCAAGTGCGGCGGAAAAGGCCCGTTAGACGGGCGAAAAACCAGCCCTGAATGTTTCTTCACGGCCGCTGATATGCCGATCACGCTTGAATTTGAAGACGATGCGCCAAATGGCGACGCTGGCCGAAACTTCTTTTCCCGCATCACTGAGCTGCTAACCGGCAGTCAGCAACGATTCAGTAAAGAAAATGGCGAGTTGAAACAGGCGGTTGAGCTGATCGCCAAAAGCCAACGTGAGCTGCTGGATAAAACCGAAACATTCAGCGCGTTACAAGCGCAAAACACCGAGCTGAAAGGCAACGTGGAGACGCTGAATAAGTCATTAACCGAGCTGAAAGAACAGCTTGCCGGACAGGATGGCAACTTTAGCCAACGCCCCCCAGCTTCCGGCGGCAATCCGCAATCCGGCATCGTGTTAGCTGACTGCTAATCCCCCTTTAAACCGACTATCGCAGGAACCTAACATGAAGAATGAAACCCGCGTTTTGTACGACGCTTACATTAACCGCCAGGCTGAGCTTAACGGCGTCCAACCTGATCACGTTACCAAGCAGTTCAGTGTTGCACCGTCAATCCAGCAAAAGCTGGAAGATAAGGTTCAGCAATCCAGCGAGCTGTTGCAAAAAATCAACATCACCGGTGTATCCGATCAAGAGGGGCAAAAGCTGGGGTTAGGTATCAGCGGCCCTATTTCAAGCTCGAACACATCAAGCACCGAGCGACGTGAACCGAAATCGGTTCACACGCTGGACGATGATAAATTCCGCTGTGAGCAAACCAATACGGATACCTTTATCAGCTATCCGCAGTTGGATATGTGGGCCAAGTTCCCCGATTTCCAACAGCGCATTAGCAACCAGATCATCAAGCGTAAGGCGCTCGACCGCATCATGATTGGTTTTAACGGTACGTCGCGTGCCGCTAAATCCGATCTGGCAACCAACCCGCTGTTGCAGGATGTGAATATCGGCTGGCTGGAGAAATATCGCCTCCATGCCGCACAGCGCGTGATGAAAAACATCACTGTCACCAGCCGTGATGATGAAAATAAAATCATCGCGAAGGGAGATTACGGCAACCTCGACGCCGTGATCTATGACGCCGTTAACTCGCTACTGGATGAGTGGTTTAAGTCATCACAAGATTTAGTGGTCATCTGTGGTCGTCAGATCATGGTCAGCAAAGAATATCCGCTGATTAACGCCATCAATACCAACAATCCGAACTCTGAAGCGTTGGCCGGCCAACTGCTGGTATCGCGTAAGGCTATCGGCAATCTACCAACCTTCATTGCGCCGTCTTTCCCTGATGGCAGCATGTTCGTGACCCCGTTTAGCAATCTGTCGATCTACTGGCAGGAAGATAAGCAGCGCCGTGCCGTGCGTGATGAACCTGAGCGCAATCGTATTGCGACCTATGAGTCATCGAATGACGCCTATGTCATTGAAGACTATGGCACCGGATGCCTGATTGAAGGCATTACGTTTGCTGGAGCGACGCAAGGCTAATTTTAACGGCAAGCAGGCCGGATAACGCACGGTCTGCTAAGGGGGCATCATGCTGACACCTGCACAGCGACATTTTCAAACTGTCATGGCCCAGCGCCATGGCAAATCAAACGGCGGTGACGTTGAGCGCACAGCCTACGAACAGCAATTGCACCGGCTGAGGATGGATAAATCCCGTTTAAGCCAGGTGCAGTCTGCCACGACAAAGGCCGAACTAAAGCGCGAACTGCTGCCCGACTATCAGGGCTGGGTTAATGGCGTATTGGCGGCAGATAGCGGCCACGCTGATGAAGTGCTGACCACAATCATGATCTGGTCGATTGATGCTGGATTGGTGGGTGATGCGCTGCGTATTGCTGATTATGTCCTGCGCCATCGCCTGCCAATGCCCGACCAGTACACCCGCACGGTTGCCACTGCGCTGGTTGATGAGATTTGCGATCCCGCACTGGCAGCGTTTAAAGCCGATGTTAGCGTTGCGCCTCTGGCTGCTGACCTGCTGTTGCAATTGGAACGGCTTACCGCTAGCGAAGACATGCCTGATCAGGTGCGCGCCAAACTTTACAAGACGTTGGGCTACACCCTGCGTTTGGATACCAACGAGCTGAGCGCCGCGCGCGACTGGTTGCAACGCGCTGTCACGCTGTTTGATGGCATCGGGGTTAAACGCGACATCGAGCTACTGGGGCGGGCGCTCAAGAAAGCAACTGAGCCAGAGGAAGAAAACACTGATGCGCCACCGCCTGCGGATAAGCCAGCCGACAAACCCGCAGCCAAAGCAACGAGAGCGCCGCGTAAATCGACGGCGGCGAAAGCATCACGAACTACGACACCACGCGCCAAAAAAAGCGCGTCGTAACCAAACGTGCCCCCGCGCACCAGGCGGCACGGCGTAATACGGGCAATTTATTGTGTCGTGTTGCGTCGTCCACCGCCTGTCTTTTGAGGTAATGCCATGAGCCTGATTGCCACAGAGCCGGTAAGGCCAGCCACGCAGGACACCATCAACGATGGTGATGCGAAAGTGACGAGCCATGCATTTTGGCCGGTGATTGTCCTGTCCGCTCTGCGTCGCGCGATGCGTCTTGACGGGCAAGTGACAACGGATCGCCTGATGGATAAGGCCATAGAAGCGGTTGCGCACGTTAACGGACAGTTGGCCGACTGGCGAAACAGCCAAGAGCAACGTGGGCTTGCCGTTCTGTCAGAGGTTAAACCCGATGGCGCTGACGATATCGACCAGATCAATGGCGAGTCCGTTTTGGTCTGGCGCTACCGCCGTGCGGTGTACTCCATCACCAAAGCGTTATTGATCGAGGGTTATCGCGATATCGACACCACGCGCGAGGGGGAAAAGCACGCAGAGGCGTTGAGTTCACAGATTGACACGCTATGGCGCGACGGCCGCTGGGCTATCCGCGACATCCTCGGTGTTAATCGCGGCCTGGCTGAGTTGGTCTGATGGAAGTTCGTGCACAGCAAAATGACACCGTTGATCTGCTGTGCTGGCGCTATTACGGCAGAACAGACGGCGTAACCGAAGGGGTTTACGCGGCCAATCCGGGATTGTGTGAGCGTGGGCCATTGTTACCGGCTGGCCTGCTGGTCACGCTGCCAGACGTCACCGCAGCAACACAACAGGAAATCATACAGCTATGGGACTGACGACAGATCGCGTGGCATCGGCAATCACCTATCTGCTTGCCACGCTGATCGCTACAGCAGGGCGAATGACGCTGAGCGACTGGGCAACGCTAATAGGGATTGCTATCGGGTTGCTCACGTTTTGGGTGAACCGCAACCACAAAAAGAACATAGAGCGTGACCAGGCACAGCGCACAGACTTAATGCGGGAGCTGGTCAGGAAAGTTGATCATGAAAACCTGCCTGAAACGCTGGACGCTTTGCGCGTGATGAATGGGCAGGAAACAGGGCGTAGAGGTCGTGATGTTACCTGAGGTACTGAAACAGCGAATCATTCCCGTCGTTACCGCATGCGCATTGGCGATAGCTACCGTCTTTGTTGGCTTTTTTGAGGGCAAAGAGAACACCGCTTACCGTGATATCGCGGGAGTCTGGACGATTTGCTACGGGCATACCGGTGATGTAAAGGCCGGCGACTACAAAACAGATGCTGAGTGCGACGCATTGTTACAGCAGGATTTAAAGCCTGCTTTTCATGCCATCGATCGGTTAGTTACGGTTCCACTCAGTGAGTTACAGCGCGCGGCACTGGCAAGTTTTATCTACAACGTCGGGACGGGGGCATTTGAGCGTTCGACCCTGCTTAAAAAACTAAACCATGGCGATCTCACCGGCGCATGTAACGAATTACGCCGCTGGAACAAAGCCGCTGGTCGGGTCTGGCAAGGGTTGACCAATCGCCGCGAGGCCGAGAGAGTGCTATGTCTGGAAAAGTTATAGCGATATTAACTGCCGCACTGCTGTTTATCACCGCTATCGCACTGGCTGACCACTACCGACAAAAATCACAGCGCCTTTCCGGTGAACTGGCAACCTTAATCAACGAGCGGGACAGTACCGAGCGCATTATCAGTAATCAGCAACGTACCTTTCAAATCTTCAACACGCTGTCACGTGAGGCTGAACATGATAAACGCCAGATACAGCAGGAAGCCGAAACGCGTAGCCAGGCCATTAGTCAGGCGCTGGCCGGTCAGGTCTGCGCTAATGAGTTTGTGCCTGATGGCGCTGCTGTGCCGTTGCTCGACTACGCGAACCGTTTACGCGCCGATAGCCTGCGTTCCTCTGCCAGCGAACCTAACCGAACCGACAGTAATACCGCTGCCGCAGGGCGCGATAGTCAATAACCGTCTGACCTACGGCCAGTCTGTTAACTGGAATAGCCTGCTGCTGGCCGCGCTGGAGAGTGCCAACAACGATAAAGCGCTCATTCGCCAGGCTGAACAACAGAGAGAGCAACAACATGCTAAAAGCGGAACTGCTGAGAAAAACCATTAGCGAACAGGTGCCATGGCTGCGGGAAAACCCCGATCAACTGGTCGTCTATGTCCAGAAAGGGAATGCAATCAGTACCGGTGCGCGCTCTGCCTCCTTTGAATATCGCTACACGCTGGAAGTGCTGGCAATGGACTATCCCCATTCTATCGATACACTGATGGTGCCAGTACTGATGTGGGCGCGAATCTATCAACCGGATTTATTACTTAACCCAGAACGGCGTAAAACAGGTATTACATTTGAAGCGGATTTGCTGAGTAATAGTACGGCCGATTTATTGATCCGTATCCAGGCTGATGAGACGGTGATCGTCACCCGCAATGAAGCTGGCGAAATCAACGTTCGTCATCGTGCTGATCCGCCACCTGATCCGATGGAAGGACAGGATGCATGGGGATTACTGGTAAAAGACGATGTGGCCAGCACAGTTATTCATGACGCTACGGCAGGTTAATAATGAGCCAGAATGACGCGCTGTTTCAGGAGCTGGATGGATATCTGAAATCCGTTGTTGAACAACTGGCGGCTAATCAACGGCGTCGCTTATCACGACAGATTGCAACAGGGCTGCGTAAACGTCAGCAACAACGGATTGCACAGCAACAGAACCCAGATGGATCATCTTACGAGGGACGTAAAAGGCAAGCCCGACGCACACAAGGTGGTGTCCGGTTTATGTGGAAAAGTGAGGTGCGAGAACTACGCAACTGGCACAGCAGCAAAGGCCGCAGCGGTGAGAGGATGATTACCGGCTTTGATGTTGGGCGCGGCGGTTTGCGCTCGTTCCTGCGTGCTGACATCGATCGCTATCTCAGTATTAACGTCAGTAGCGTCTCCACCTCACCGGCACGCAAAGAAACGATGTTCCGCAAGTTGCGCACTGTCCGTTTTCTACGCATCGACACATCACCCAATAGTGCGGCCGTTGGTTTCAGTGGTCATGCAGCCAGTATCGCGCGTGTTCACCAGTTTGGCGAGGCTGATAAAATAGGCCGCTCATCCGTGCGTTACCCCATACGTGAGTTACTGGGCTTAACGCCCACCGATCTTGACTGGGTGGCCGATACCATCACGGACTTTATTCAGCCCGATTAGTTGTTGCAGTCCCCCTACAATCCCCTTCCGTTGTGCGCCCGCGCGCGACACATGAAACTGGCGCTATGAATCAATTACCGAGCGCCAGCCATGACCTCCAATGAGTTTGACCGTCTTCTGAATAACCTGATCCGTATCGGTAAGGTTGTTGACGTCGATCACGTTCGTCATTTGGCGCGCGTGGAAACCGGCGGAAATACCACGGATTGGATACGCTGGGGCGTTGCTCGTGCGGGTGACGCTACATCGTGGTGGCCGCTGTCAGTGGGCGAACAGGTGCTTATCGCTGCACCAGGCGGCGATCTGGAAACGGCTGTGATCGTGTTAAGCCTGTATTCCGGTCAGCACCGCGCGCCCAGCAACACCCCAAAGGTACACACCACCGTTTATCCCGATGGCGCCAGCGAAACGTATGATGCCAACACCTCAACGATGACCGTTAAAGGCGTCAAAAAGGTGATTGTTGAAGCGGCTGAATCTATCACGCTGGATACCCCGAAAGTGATTTGCACCCAACATCTCAACACGCAAACGCTCAGCGTAGAAAAAGGCGGCACGATGAAGGGCGATATCACCCACACCGGCGGCCAAATGTCATCGAACGGCGTGGTCGTAGATGATCATGATCACGGCGGTGTGCAGCGTGGCGGTAGCAGAACGGACGGCCCGCAATGAGCAATGAAAAATATATCGGCATGAATGCCAGTACTGGTCGCGCGATTACTGATGATGAGCATATCAGCCAGTCAGTACGCGATATTTTAATCACCCCTGTCGGTAGCCGAGTGATGCGGCGTAGCTACGGATCACAGCTTTTTTCTCTGATTGACGAACCTCAAGAGCCTGCAATAAAGCTAAAGATAACGTCAGCCATCTACAGCGCATTAATGCGTTGGGAGCCGCGTATTACCCCAACAAAAATTACGCTGGAAACCCATGGTGCCGGACTCGTTGCCGTTACGCTTCAGGCGCAGCGCACAGATAATCTGGCGGCATTTAGCGCCACGATTTCACTACAGGGGGCACGATGAGCGGATTGATTGATTTATCCTTGCTGCCTGCCCCTGATGTCGTTGAAACACTGGACTACGAAACGTTGTATGCGGAACGCAAGGCGATGTTTATCGCTCTGTTTCCAGTCGAGCAACGTGATGCCATCACACGCACGCTGGCGCTGGAATCTGAGCCGCTAACCAAGCTGCTGCAACTGTCTGTCTATCATGAACTGTTATTGCGTCAGCGAGTTAACGAAGCGGCCAGCGCTAACATGCTGGCTTACGCCGCCGGAAGCGATCTGGATCAGCTAGCGGCTAACGTCAATGTGCAACGTTTGGTTATCACAGCAGAAGATACAACGGCGATCCCCCCCATTGAAGCAGTCATGGAGTCTGATGCCGATCTGCGTACCCGTACGCAACAGGCATTTGAGGGGCTGAGTGTTGCGGGGCCAACCGCAGCCTATGAATTTCATGCCCGTAGTGCCGATGGGCGAGTCGCTGACGCCAGCGCAGTCAGCCCCAGCCCTGCCGCCGTCACGGTCACCGTGCTGTCGCGTGAAGGAAATGGCAGCACCAGTGATGAATTATTGCAAGCCGTTGATGCTGCACTGAACGCCGAGAACGTGCGGCCGGTTGCAGACCGTGTAACCGTTCAATCCGCCGTCATCATCCCTTATGAAATTGCCGCAACGTTGTATGTCTATCCTGGGCCAGAAGCCGAACCTATCCGCATCGCCGCAGAAGCCCGCTTGCAGACGTATATCACCGCACAGCATCGGTTAGGCCGTGATATCCGCCGCTCTGCAATCTTCGCTGCACTCCATGTTGAAGGTGTACAACGTGTTGATCTGGAAAGTCCTGCCGCCGATATCGTGCTGGATAAAAGCCAGGCGTCTTACTGCGCTAACTGGGTGCTGAATATCGGGGGATCAGATGAATAACAGCCTGTTACCCGTCGGTTCGTCTGAGTTGGAAATTGCCGCCGCAAAAGCCTGCGCAGCATTATCCCGCACGCCAATCCCGCTGCGCCAGTTGTGCAATCCTGATGCCTGCCCGTTAAAGCTGCTGCCCTACCTCGCATGGGCATTCTCAGTTGATCGCTGGGATGAAAAATGGCCGGAAGTCATTAAGCGTCAAGCTATAAAGGATGCCTACTTTATTCATCGCCACAAAGGCACCATCGGCGCACTGCGTCGCGTGGTTGAGCCGTTTGGTTATCTGATTCGCATCATCGAATGGTGGCAGAACGGCGAAGCGCCCGGCACCTTTCGGTTAGATATTGGCGTGCAGGATAGCGGCATCACCGAAGAGGTCTTTAACGAGCTTGAGCGGTTGATTGCCGACGCCAAACCCGCCAGTCGGCACCTGTTGGGGCTGAATATCAACCTCGACACACAGGGCGCAGCCTATGTTGCGGCCACTAGCTACAGCGGCGACACGCTTACTGTTTACCCCTACTTCCCTGAAACCATTACCGCTAGCGGATTAGATGTCGTCGGCGCGGGCGTTCACCTGATTGATACGATGAGAGTAACCCAATGAGTACGAAATACTTTGTCTTACTAACGAATATTGGTGCAGCCAAGCTGGCAAACGCCACCGTGCTAGGTTCACATCTTGATATCACGCATATGGCTGTGGGCGATGGCGGCGGCACGCTTCCAACACCGAACCCAGCACAAACCGCCCTGATTAATGAAAAGCGACGGGCGGGCATCAATACACTGAGCGTTGATCCAGTAAATACCAATCAGATTATTGCGGAACAAGTCATTCCAGAAAATGAAGGCGGATTCTGGATACGTGAAATCGGCCTGTTTGACGCTGACGGCGATCTGGTCGCAATAGGGAACTGCGCCGAGACGTACAAACCATTACTACAAGAGGGAAGCGGTCGTATTCAGACCGTGCGTATGATCCTGATTGTCAGCAGCACTGACGCGGTGACGTTGAAAATCGATCCGGCAGTCGTGCTAGCAACGCGGGGCTATGTTGATGATGCTATCAATGCACATGAAAAAAGCCGCAAACACCCTGACGGCACGTTAAACGCAAAGGGATTCGTGCAACTTAGCAACGCGACGAACAGCGACAGTGAGCTACTGGCCGCAACCCCTAAAGCGGTGAAAGCGGCCGTTACTGCTGCCAACAATGCCGCCACCGCAGCAGCTAACGCGAATACCAACGCCAATGGCCGCGTGCCGTCTGCACGGAAAGTGAACGGTAAAGAACTGACAGCAGATATCGCCCTCACTGCCGCCGATGTGGGGGCGTATACCAAAGCAGAAACTGATACCCGCGTTGCTACGGTAACCACCGCTGCCAACAATGCCGCTACGGCAGCGACCAACGCGAATACCAATGCCAACGGGCGTGTGCCATCTGGGCGGAAGGTGAACGGTAAAGAACTGACAGCAGATATCGCCCTCACTGCCGCCGATGTGGGGGCGTATACCAAAGCAGAAACTGATACCCGCGTTGCTACGGTAACCACCGCTGCCAACAATGCCGCTACGGCAGCGACCAACGCGAATACCAATGCCAACGGGCGTGTGCCATCTGGGCGGAAGGTGAACGGTAAAGAACTGACAGCAGATATCGCCCTCACTGCCGCCGATGTGGGGGCGTATACCAAAGCAGAAACTGATACCCGCGTTGCTACGGTAACCACCGCTGCCAACAATGCCGCTACGGCAGCGACCAACGCGAATACCAATGCCAACGGGCGTGTGCCATCTGGGCGGAAGGTGAACGGTAAAGAACTGACAGCAGATATCGCCCTCACTGCCGCCGATGTGGGGGCGTATACCAAAGCAGAAACTGATACCCGCGTTGCTACGGTAACCACCGCTGCCAACAATGCCGCTACGGCAGCGACCAACGCGAATACCAATGCCAACGGGCGTGTGCCATCTGGGCGGAAGGTGAACGGTAAAGAACTGACAGCAGATATCGCCCTC